AAGCAATTAGAGTTTCCCCACGAAGATTCTGATGTTGGTGAACTGTTGGGTGGTTTAATTCAAACTCTTGGCAATACCTACATGAGTAATGTGCGAAAAGATGAATGTTATAAAACAGAAATGGATAGTATGTGGACAGTACATAGTTATGAAGGCGACTATAATCCTTTACACGATCATGGCACTAAAACACCTATTGGACTGTCGTGTATTCTATATCTGAAAGTACCAGACCAAATTGCAGCTCTTCCAAATCCTACTGAAGAATTTGGTGGACTAAATGGTTCAAGTGGTGCAATAGATGGATTTACATATTTTAATTGGGGTACTCATGGTATGCGTGATTTTAATATGTTAAGACCAGCAACTGAAGAATATGTAAAACCAGAAGTTGGAACTTTACTTATGTTTCCGTCATGGTTAAGACATTCTGTAAATCCATTCTTTGGAAAAGGTGAACGCAGAACTTTATCTGCTAATTTGAATGTAAACAAATTTGAAGAACTTGAGGACAAAATTTAATGAGTGATTTTTTAAAAGACATAATTAAACAAACAGGCAACGAATATGCATCACTAGTCAGTGATGGTGTAGAAGCAGGAGATTGCAATTCGTTTATTGACACTGGAAGTTATATTTTCAATGCATTACTTTCTGGTAGTATCTATGGTGGATTGCCTGACAATAAGATTACAGCAATAGCTGGTGAGTCAGCGACAGGTAAAACTTTCTTCGTGATGGGAATGTGTAAATCTTTTCTTGATGCAAATCCAGAGGCAGGAGTTTTATACTTTGAATCTGAAAGTGCAATTACAAAATCAATGGTAGTCGATAGAGGTATTGATCCTACAAGAATGGTTATCATTCCTGTAACAACTGTACAAGAATTTAGAACTCAAGCACTCAAAGTGTTAGACTCATATCTTGCAAAGAAAGAATCAGACAGACGACCAATCATGCTTTGTCTTGACTCTCTAGGAATGTTATCTACCACCAAAGAAGTAGAAGATACTTCTGATGGTAAAGAAACCAGAGATATGACAAGAGCTCAAGTTCTTAAAGCTGCATTTAGAGTATTGACTTTGAAACTTGGTAGAGCAAAAGTTCCTATGGTTGTTACTAATCATACATACGACTCAATGGGTTCTATGTTTCCAACTAAAGAAATGGGTGGTGGTTCTGGATTGAAATATGCAGCTTCATCTATTATATTCTTATCTAAGAAAAAAGATAAAAATGGTACAGAGGTTGTCGGTAATATTGTTCATTGTAAAAACCATAAGTCAAGATTGACTATTGAGAACAAAATGGTTGATGTTCGTTTATCGTATGAAACAGGATTAGACAGATATTATGGATTGCTTGAACTTGCAATCAAACATGGTATCTTCAAACAAGTATCAACTCGTATTGAATTACCAGATGGCACTACACAGTTTGGTAAGACGATTAACAACAATCCAGAAAAATACTTTACAGAAGATGTGATGCAACAGATTGATGACATTGCTAGTAAAGAATTTAAGTATGGTCAAACAGATGTACCTCTCGAAGATGATGGAGCAATTGATGTACAAATATAATGAAGATGCTACTTTAAATGAATTAAAGAAGTATATTGACTCCACTTATGATGCACACTATAGTAAGGATAAATTCCAAGCTACAGAGTTCATTATAGATGGTGGTCATGGTGAAGGTTTTTGTATCGGGAACATACTCAAGTATGCACAACGCTATGGAAAAAAAGATGGCAAGAACAGAAAGGACTTGCTAAAAGTAATACATTATGGTATAATAGCATTATACGTCAATGAATTGGAGAATTTAAATAATGAAACTAAGTAACTATACAACTTCTGTATTGAAGAACTTTTCGACTATTAATCAAAATTTAGTGATTAAGGAAGGAAACACAATAACAACAATGTCTGCAATGAAAAACATTGTTGCTAAAGCTGAAGTGGAAGAAACATTTCCACAACAGATTGCAATCTATGACTTGAATGAATTTCTAGGAGCATTGTCTTTGTTTACAAGCCCTGTTTTAGATTTCAGTGATAACTATGTTATGATTAGTGAAGAAAACAAACCTACAACCAAGATGAAGTATTTTTACTCTGACCCATCTGTTGTAACTAGTCCTAACAAAATGATTACTATGCCTTCTAATGAAGTGAAGTTTACTATGAGTAGTGAAGATTTATCTAGACTAAAACGTGCAGCTGGTGCAATTGGTGCCCCTGATATGGTTTTAGAAAAAGATGGTTCTAGTTCATCACTTACTGTAAAAGATAAAAAGAATGATACTGCTAATAATTATTCTCTTGATGTTTCTACTACAAGTGAAGGTGAGTTTAACTTCTACTTTAAAGTAGAAAATATGAAACTTCTTGATGGTAATTATGATGTAGAGATTTCATCTAAAAATATTAGTCACTATACAAATAAAAGTACTGACATAGAATATTGGATTGCACTTGAACCCGAATCAACTTACACTGTTTAATTTAGGTACACTATATAATGGAAAAATATTTATGGGTGGAACAATATCGCCCAACAAAAATCAGCGACTGTATTTTACCAGATGATTTAAAAGACACATTTTCTGAGTTCGTTAATAATAAACATATACCAAATCTAATTTTATCAGGTGGGCCTGGCGTAGGTAAAACTACTGTCGCTAAGGCTATGCTTGATGAAATTGGTTCAACATATATGATGATTAATGGTTCAGAAGAATCTGGTATTGATGTCCTGAGAACTAAAATTAAGAACTTTGCATCTACTGTATCCCTCGAAGGTGGACGCAAGTATATCATCTTAGATGAGGCAGACTATCTTAACGCACAATCTACTCAACCAGCTCTGCGTGGTTTCATGGAAGAATTTCACAAGAACTGTGGATTTATTCTTACTTGTAATTATAAGAACCGATTGATACCACCATTACATTCTCGTTGTAGTGTTATTGATTTTATAATTCCAAATGACCAGAAACCTAAACTTGCAAGAGATTTCTTTGATAGAGCAAAGGATATTCTGAATAAAGAAAATGTAGAGTTTGAACCTAAACCTGTTGCAGAACTTATGAACAAGTTCTTCCCAGACTGGCGTAGAGTGTTAAATGAATTACAAAGGTATTCTTCATCAGGTAAAATTGATGCAGGAGTGTTGGTAAATTTATCTGAATCTAATATCAACGATTTAATGACATCTCTGAAAAATAAAGAGTTTACTAGTGTTCGTAAATGGATTGTACAAAATTTAGACAATGATCCTGTGCGTGTATACAGACGTATTTACGATAGTTTATATTCTAATTTGGACGCTAGTACTATTCCTCATGCTGTTGTTATCATTGCTGATTATCAATACAAGGCTGCATTTGTATCTGACCAAGAGATTAATCTGCTTGCTTGCATGACAGAATTAATGGGTCAGGTGAAGTTTAAATGACCTATGAACTGAAAGATTACCTTAAAGAAATTAACACAGATAAAAACCCTCTGATGGACACAGATGATGAAATGTGGGAAAAGAAATATCCTGCTTTTATCGTAAACAAATGTCTAGCACCATTTCCAGATACTATCCACCTAGTTAACGAAATGAATCTCCACAACCACCTTGATAAAAAACTACAATTTGATTTTTTACTAAATAGTCTAAGAACAAGGAAAAGATTTACTCCTTGGCTGAAGGCGAGTAAACTAAATAATCTAGAGTATGTTAAAGAGTATTATGGTTACAACAACGAAAAAGCAAAGTCAGCTCTTAAAATACTTAATGATGAACAGATAAAGGCTATCAAGGATAGTTTGAATAAAGGTGGAAGAAATGGAAAGCATTAATTGGACACAGGGGCAGATGCTTGAAGTCGTTTTAAAAGAACCAGACGATTTTCTAAAGGTACGAGAAACTCTATCTCGTATTGGTGTTGCTTCAAGAAAAGAAAAAATACTATATCAATCATGTCATATTCTACACAAACAGGGTAAGTACTTTATTGTACACTTTAAAGAACTGTTTGCATTAGATGGTAAACAAACTAACTTATCAGAAAATGATATTGCAAGACGCAACACAATCTCAAAATTATTAAAAGATTGGGGATTAGTGGAGATTCAGGCAGAACTAGAACCTATTGCTCCTCTTAGTCAGATTAAAATTATTTCATTCAAAGAAAAAGATGAATGGGCTCTTGAAACTAAATATAACATAGGCAAAAAGAGAGAAATTTAATTTTGGAACAATTCAAGTCATTTATTACAGAAGAAGAAAAACATCAATCATATCGTTTTGTCATTATCTATAATGACCCAGAAAATATGACTGATGATTCTAAAGCAGAAGCTGAAGAAATGGCAATTGATATGATAAAGTTTGGTAATGAACTTGGACTGAAAGGTTTTACATGTAGAATTGAAGATGCATACATATCTCACAAAAATGATAAAATGTATATACATGACATTGACGATAAAGAATTTTTGATAGATGAAAATACTTTAATATTCAACAGGTCTAAATCAAATGATTTTGCAAACTGGCAAGGTCTGATGTACGAACTAGAAAAATCAGGTGCTAATGTAATAAATTCACTTGATGTTCATGTACTCTCTGCTGATAAATGGAAGACATACATCAATCTAAAAAAAGTTGGTGTTAAACAACCCAACTCTCTTTTGGTAAATAGTCCAGATAAAGTAGGTGATGTGTTTAAAAGACTGAAAACAAAATTTCCAATTATTCTAAAAACACAACTAGGTACAGGTGGTATCGGAGTTGTAAAAATTGAAAATGAAACACAACTACTTGCAACCTCACAACTTATTCATAGGTTGGGTCAAGAAAGAGGCATGTTAATACAAGAGTTTATTGAACTTGATTATGATATCAGAGTAATTGTTATTGCTGGTAAAATACATGGTGCAATGAAACGACCAACTCCAAAAGGGGATTTTAGAAGCAATGTGCATCAGGGGTCTGAACCAGAAAAAATTGAATTAACTAAACTTGAAGAAGATGAAATATATAAAACAATGAAGGCACTAACACCTAGAGGTGGTTGGGTAGGTGTTGATTTAATACCAGCAAAAGATAGAGAAAAAGAACGACCCTATTGCCTAGAAGTTAATTCTCAGCCGGGCACAGTAGGATACAACACAACAATAAAAGGAAATATATTAAAAGATGTTCTTAATATATATATGAATAGAGATAATTGGAAAAAGTATGAATAAATTTATAGTTGATGCATTAAGAAAAAAA